ATGACCGCCACGGAGGTCGCCGAGCGCCATGAGGAGAAGCTCCTCATGCTCGGCCCCGTCCTCGAGCGCCTGCACAACGAGCTGCTGAACCCGCTCATTGACATCACGTTCGACCGCATGATCCTTGCCGGCGTCATCCCGCCGGCCCCTGCCGAGTTGCAGGGCATGGATCTCAACGTCGAGTTCGTGTCAATGCTGGCGCAGGCGCAGCGCGCCATCGGCACGAACGCCGTTGACAGGTTCGTCGGCAACCTCGGCCAGATCGCCCAGATGAAGCCGGACATCCTTGACAAGTTCGACAGCGACCAGTGGGCGGACGTCTACGCCGACATGCTTGGCGTGGACCCGTCGCTCATCGTGGCAGACAAGGAGGTTGCCATGCTGCGGCAGGCGCGGAACCAGGCGATGGCCGCGAAGGAGCAGGTCGCCGCGATGCAGCAGACCTCGCAGACCGTCAAGAACATGGCGACGGCGCCGACCGGGCAGCAGAACGCGCTGACCGACGTGATGAACATGTTCAGCGGCTACGGCTCGCCGTCAGCCGTCGAAGTCTGATGTTTCGCAATGGCAACACCTTTGCATTTGATAGGATTCCCGCGTGAGCAATTATGACCCGCTCGACCTGCGGGGCCAGGAGAAGGCGAAGGCGCAGCGCGACCTACGCGAACGACTGGACCGCGAGAACGAGGAGGGCGACGTCAAGTGGCTCATGGGCAACAAGCGGGGCCGTCGCGTCGTATGGCGGCTCCTGGACACGGCAGGGATCTTCCGCTCGTCGTTCAACACCAACGCGATGGCAATGGCCTTCGCCGAAGGGAACAGGAACTACGGGCTTCGGCTCCTCTCGCTCGTCCACTCGCAATGCCCCGAGCTGTATCCCGTGATGATGAAGGAGAACACGAATGAACGAACCAACGATGGTGGAAGCAGCGGCAACGACAACTAACGCTGCTTCGCCGTCATCGGCCCCTGAAGGCGTCGCCGCGACGGCGGAGAAGCTCTACGGGGACGGGCAGAAGCCGAACGCGACCCAGGAGCCGCAAGCCGCAAAGGCGGCCGCTGCGGAAACCGTCGCGAGCGACCAGCCGGCAGCCGAGGCGAAGGCGGAAGCCAAGCCGCAGGCCGCGCCGGAGAAGTACGAGTTCAAGGCACCGGAAGGCAGGCAGTTCGATGCCGAGGTGCTGAACACGTACTCCGAGGTCGCCCGCGAACTCAACCTGTCGCAGGAGGCGGCGCAGCGCGTCCTTGACGCTATGGCCCCCAAGATGGCCGAGCGTCAGGTGGCGCAGATCGAGGCGATCCGAACGGAATGGGCGAACACGTCCAAGACGGACAAGGAGTTCGGCGGCGAGAAGCTGTCGGAGAACCTGTCCACCGCGAAGAAGGCGCTCGATGCGTTCGGCACCACCGAACTCCGCACGCTGCTCAACGAGTCCGGCCTGGGCAATCACCCGGAGGTCATCCGGTTCATGTACCGGGCAGGACTCGCAATCAGTGAGGATCGGGTGGTCACCGGGACGAAGGGTGCGGCGAAGCCCGCCGGCCCTCGCTCGTTCAACGACCTCGCCGATGCTCTGTACAGTCAGTCCTAACCAACACACAAAGGAGCCAACAAAATGGCAACTCTTTCCGCTAGCAACCTGACGCTCGCCGATTGGGCGAAGCGCACCGACCCCGAGGGTCGCATTCCCGTCGTGGCCGAACTTCTGTCGCAGACCAACGAAGTCCTCGAGGACTGCGTGTTCAAGGAGGGCAACCTGCCCACCGGCGAGCGCGTGGTGATCCGCACGGGACTTCCCCAGGTGTATTGGCGCGCCCTCAACCAGGGCATCCCGAACAGCAAGTCCACGACCGCGCAGGTCGATGAGGCTTGCGGCATCCTCGAGGCCCGCAGCGAGGTTGACAAGGATCTCGCCATGCTCAACGGCAACACGCCGCAGTTCCGTCTGTCGGAGGACAATGCGTTCCTTGAGGCCATGAACCAGACGATGGCGTCCACCCTGTTCTATGGCAACACGGCAACCGACCCCAAGCAGTTCCTTGGACTCGCGCCGCGTTACTCGTCGCTTTCCTCGAGCATCAACAACAGCCAGAACATCATCAGCTGCTCGGACGGAAGCCCGACCGCAAACCGGCAGACCTCGATCTACCTGGTGGTGTGGGGCGACAACACCGTGTACTGCCCGTTCCCCAAGGGCAGCAAGGCCGGCCTTTCGCACGAAGACCTCGGCGAACAGACCGTCTACACGCCGTCGTCTGCCGGCGGCTCGACCGCTTCGTCCACCGAGCGCATGCAGGCGTACGTCACGCGCTACCAGTGGAAGAACGGTCTGGTTGTCAAGGACTGGCGCTACGTCGTTCGCATCGCGAACATCGACGTGCCGGACCTGATCGCCAACAGCGGTTCGCAGGCGTTCAACGCGAACACGAACATCGTGAACGCGATGACCCGCGCCCTGTACCGCATCCCGAACATGGCGATGGGCCGTGCGGCGTTCTACATGAACCGCACCGTCCACAGCGGCCTGTCGGTGATGGCGCTCGACAAGTCGCAGTACGCGCTGTCGGTTCAGCAGGGTCTGTCGCAGTTCGGCACGCCGTACAGCTGGCTGTCGTTCCTCGGCGTCCCGTGCCGTCGCGTCGATTCCATCCTCAACACCGAAGCCGTCGTGTCCTGATAGGACCGAGGCAGAAAGGAAAGCACAACCATGATTCTTGATAACTTCCTGCGCGTGTCCACGGCCCAGGCCGTGACCACCACCGCGGTCTCCACCGACAAGATCGACCTGCTTCAGGCTCGGGAAATCGGCGAAGGCGCGGACCTGTTCTTCGTGTTCACCGTTGGCACCGCCTTCTCCGGCGGCACCAGCATCACCTTCCAGGTGGTGACTGATGACAACGCCTCGCTGTCCAGCCCGACCGTTGTTGCCGCGAGTGCGGCGATTGTCACGGCGAGCCTGACGGCTGGCGCACAGTTCATCGTTGCCATCCCGCCGCAGATCGCAAGCCTCGGCGAGCGATACCTCGGGGCGCAGTACACGGTGAGCGGCACGTACAGCGCCGGCACCGTGACGGCCGACGTTGCCCACAACATCCAGGACGGCCGCAAGTTCTACGCTTCCGGCTTCAGCATCCCCAGCACCTGATAGGACACACCAATGGCGAGACACAGGGCACTCGTTACCTGCTTCGTGGACAACTGCCTTCGGCACGAAGGAGAGGTATTCCAGTACAACGGCCCCAAGACCGACGTGCTGGAACCGCTCGACGCGCCGGAGGAACCTCACGAAGAACCGGCGGAGCGCAAGTTGCGCCGGAAGACGCGGGCCGAGGTTTCGTCGGCGGAGTGATCCGAGCATGATGTGACGCAAAGGAGGGGAGTCGGCGGGAAACCCCGGCTCCCCTCCTTCCCCGATAGGAGGCTCCCGTGCCAAGCGTCGTTGAAATCTGCAACCTCGCACTCGCGCACCTCGGCGACGATGCCACGGTCGCCAGCATCGACCCGCCGGAGGGTTCCGCGCAGGCCGAGCATTGCCAGCGGTTCTACCCCATCGCACGGGACACGCTCCTCCAGATGCACAACTGGTCGTTCGCCTCGCGCCGCGTGAGCCTCGCGCAGGTGACGATGCCGTACACCATGTGGAAGTACGCATATGCGGTCCCTGGCGACATGATGACGGCGACCGCCGTGCTGCCGCCTGAAGCGGAGAACGACTACGCCATCCGCCCGTACCCCGCCGACCGCTACGGCTGGGGCTGGACGACGCCGCCGCTGTCAGGCGCCGGCGCGTATGTCCCGCAGGAGTACGTCATCGAGACGGACACCGCCGGCAACAAGGTGATCTACACCAACCAGGAGAACGCGCTCCTGCGGTACCAGGCGCTCGTCACCGACCCGACCAAGTTCGACCCGCTGTTCGCCATCGCGCTCTCGCACCACCTTGCCGGGATGCTCGCCGGCCCCGTCATCAAGGGGACGGAGGGCGCCACGGAGGGCAAGCGGCAGACGCAGCTCGCGCTCGGGTACGTGCAGATGGCCCGCGCCTCCGATGGCAACCAGCGCAACGTCAAGCCCGAACACATCACCTCCTGGATCTCGGGGCGCTGATGGCATCGGTACGGCACCTGTTCCGTTCGTTCGCAGGCGGCGAGATGTCGCCCGAGATGTTCGGCCGCGTGGACGATGCCAAGTTCCAGACGGGCGCTGCGAAGGTGCGGAACTTCATCCCGATGCCGCAGGGGCCGCTCGAGAACCGTGCCGGCCTCGCGTTCGTCCGCGAGGTGAAGGACTCGACCAAGAAGGTGCGGCTGCTGCCGTTCACCTACAGCACGACGCAGACGATGGTCATCGAGCTTGGCGCCGGGTACATCCGGTTCCACACGCAGGGGGCCACGCTCGGGCCGGGGACGCCTGCCGCGTACAGCACGACCAAGACGATCACTGGCGTGAACACGGGAACGGAGACGTTCACCAGCAACGCGCACGGGTACTCCAACGGAACGCCTGTCCAGGTCGCGTCAACGGGAACATTGCCTGCTCCTTTGGTGGCAGCGACCACGTATTACGTTGTCAACGCGGCGGCGAACACCTACCAACTATCGCTGACCTCGACCGGGTCCGCCATCGACATCACGACCGCCGGAACTGGAACGATCACGACGAACCGCGTGTATTCGGTCGGTGACCTCGTTGCGAGTGGCGGCACGAATTACTACTGCATCGCCACGTCGGTCAACAACACGCCTCCAAGCGTGAACTA